CTTTCGCTCCAAGCCTCTGTAGTTCAGTGGATAGAACAATGGACTTCTAAGCCATGTGTCGCAGGTTCAATTCCTGCCAGGGGCGCACTGTAGTATAATGATTAAATGGAAGATCAACCAATCATAACTAAATGGTTAAATAGTATAGATGCAATATCGTCTTCTGCTCCTATGGGTGATTTTGTTGAGTGTGGTGTTTATCTTGGAACTTCCGCAAAAAAATTAGCAGCAAATTGCAAAAAAACATTACATCTTTTTGACTCATGGCTTGGTGTATCTGATTTAGAAAAATGTGATAATGAATTTTATAAAAATAATAAATGGATTGTAGATATTAAAGATACTAAACAATATTTGCAGGAATTTACAAACATAAAATATTATCAAGGATGGTTTCCAGATCAATTTACAAAAATTAAAACTGCCAGCATAAGCCTATTACATATAGATGCTAGTTTATACTATCCAACTAAGGTATCTTTAGAATATTTTTGGGATTTAGTAGTTGATGGTGGTTATGTTATATGTAATTTTCATGATGGCTACTCAACAGGTCCAGAAAAGGCTTTTTATGAGTTTTTTGGCAATGATCATGAAATTATAGAGTACCCTGCTGGAATACGTTTAGTGATTAAATAATAAATCATGATATAATTGCAATATGGCTAATCATATTATGTACGAAATTGGCGGAGAGCCAACAAGACTTACTCCAAATGGTTCACACTCTGGTTTAGATATTACTATTCAAAACCAAGGTCCTGCAACCATATACTTAGGTGTAGATGATACACTTTCTTCTGGTAACTACGGTTACAAACTAGGAATAGATCAAGCATTTTCTGTTGAACTACCTGGACACGAAGCACTATATGCTATTGCAGATTTTCCTGGTGCTGTAATTTCAACTATGCAAATTTCTCTAGAGCAAGGAGCGTAACTCATGGCTAGATTTACCTCTTCAGCACCTACAGGTATTCCTCAACGTGCTAAATATTGGACAGATAACAATAGTCACTATCCAGATTTAACTTGGAATGGAAAACATGTTTATTTTACTTATGATGGAAATTGGGATGCAATTTTTCTTCCAGAAGATTCTTCTTTAAACCTTCCAATTGGATTTACTTTTACAATTGTTACTGATGAAATGATGGGTTCTTTTCTTTATCTTCAAGCAAATGATACAGAAATAACACGTCTCACTGCAGTTGGTTTAGGTCAAAGTAATTATGGATATGATGTTGCTCAAAATTCAATGACAACTGTAATGAAAATTGATTCAAATAGATGGATCGTTTCAGGATACGGATTAGCAATAGATTAAAATGGCAATTATACAATCTATAATTGGCTCTAGTTATCAGTTTGCTACATCAGGATCTAATCCCATCACAATACCTGGTGCAGAAGCAAGCATTTCAAATATTCAACCTGGATTATTAAGAAAAGTTTATACAGGTTATTTTTCTGACGCTGTTGATTGGTTTGATACAGCAACAATGACTTCAATAACACAAGATACATTTGTTAACTTAAATGGTTTTGCAAGTGTATACAGTGTTCAATGGACTGGTTATTTTTTAGTGCCAACTACAGGAACTTATACATTTCAGACAAATAGTGACGATGCTTCTTATGTTTGGCTTGGCAATAATGCTAAAACTGGATATACAACATCTAATGCAGTTGTAAATAATGGTGGTGCTCATGGAATGTCACCAGCAAGTTCATCACAAATTATAATGAATGCTGGAGATTATTATCCAATTAGAATACAATACGGTGATGGTGGCGGTAACGATGGCTTTAACATTTCATATGACATAAATGGCGCAGGATTTAACTATATTGCAGGTCAAGATGTTTGGATTAGTGGATCTACTGTTGAAGGTTTTAATTAATTTTTAGGTTTTTTAGGAGTATAAGGTTCAATCTTTGCTTTAATACTTCCGTCTTTACGAACAATAACTATCCAACCATCTTTAATCTGGGTCTTATTATGAGCGTATATTTTCTTCTTAGGCATTATATTATTATACACACATATTATGCTATAATGAATACATGGAACAATTAATTAATACCCTCAAAGAACTGCTTGCAGATACTGTAGCATTAAAGTTTAAGGCTCATGGATATCACTGGAATGTTGAAGGTGACGATTTCCCTCAAGCACATTCATTTTTTGAAATGATTTACAATGATTATGAAGAGGCTATTGATGGTTTTGCCGAATCACTTCGTAGACTTGATACTTATGCACCATTTAAACTATCCCGTTTTTCTTCTCTTGCTGTAGATGTTGCAGAAACTGATGTTAATTCAGATTTTTCAGTAATGTCAGCAGATCTTCTTATGTCAAATGACAAAACACTTGCTAAATTAAAAGATGCATTTGATATGGCTAATGCTGCTCGTGAACAAGGTATTGCAAACTTTATTGCAGAACGCATTGACATGCATCAAAAATGGCATTGGCAACTTAAGGCAATCATTAAGCCTGAACCATCAATGGATTAATTTTTATGGCTACAATAGTAGATATTGACGACACACTGCTTCGTAATGGCACTCAACCTATTCAAAGAGTTATTGATTATGTTAATGCACTTCCTGGATCAATAATTATAGTAACAGGAAGAAATGAATCTCAAAGAAAAAAAACAACTGCAGCATTGCGTAGAGCAGGTGTAAAATATTCTAGATTAATTATGAATCCTGGATCTTCAGCAGAAACAGCAGACTATAAATATAAAGTTGGCATGCGTCTAAGAGGATCTGTTGATCTTGCTATTGACAATAATGCTACTATGAGAGCAGCATATGCTAAAGCAGGAATTAAAACAATGGATCCTGCAAAAATTCCTAGTATGAAAAAGTTTTGGACTATTTGGAAATAAAAAAACCAGTCCATTTCTAGACTGGTCTTCTTATAAGTAATTAAATTACTTCTTAGGTGCTGCCTTTTTCTTTGCAGGTGCTTTCTTAACAGCAACCTTTTTTAGTGCTGCTTCAACATCTGCATTCTCAGGTAGACGACCAAATGCTTTATCATTTGGATTAATTGCTCTCAATGCTACTGGTGCAATAGCAGCCAATAGTGAGTATGCAAGAGTAGCAAGATCTGTTACTCCTGACATGTATAGTGCAAGTCCTGCACCAAGAACTGAACGTCCATATGATGCTAGTAGTGCCTTTAGTTGTGTTGTATTCATTATTCCTCCTAGGATATAACGTTTGTTAGTATTGTGAAGCCAATCCATAAACCAATAATGCCTGCAACTCCTGCAAACACTGGTGGTGCTGGAACTGGCAATTTGAATGCAGCAAAAACAATTCCGCATCCAAAACCTGTTAGTGTTGATAAAATAATATCTTTCATGATTTATATTGCTCCTTAATTAATAATTCATAATGTTTAATACAAACATCAATAATACTGCTTTCTGAAGATGCATATATTTTTTTTGCTTCTAATTTACATCCTTCTATATGACATATATGCAATGCAGAATAGATTAATTCTTCACGATTTTTTAATTTAAACATTGCGTTCTTCATCTTTAGGTAAAACTTTAAGAAGTTCTTTATATGCCTCAGAAATTGCTGTTAATAATTGATAATCTGCTCTTTGATTAGAAAGTATTTCTCCATACTTATCAAAGTATTCAATTTGCGGTCCTGCTTTTGCTTTAAAATTGTTTAACGCAAGTTGAACTTCTTCAATATATTCAAAAGCCCAATCACGAGAATCTGATACAAATTTAAGAAAACTTTCCTCAGCAATTTTATTATCTGTGTTAAGACTATTATATTGTTTTAAAATAACTTCTTTTAATTCCAAATTTTGCAATGACATTTTATATGCATAATAAAAAAATGTTAAAGCAATAGCAATAGCAACACCAAGTGCAATCTTCATATAACTATTGTACCGTTACTCTTCATCAATGTCAAATGGATTATCGCCAAGATCTATGGCTAACTCTTTAATAGTTTTAATAGCATAAGCAACTCCCACGCTCATAACTAATAATATAAATAGTTTTTTCTTCATTTTATCGCTTCCCTTGTCACTAAAACAATTGCTCCATTTTGCTCTAAAGCATCTTTTAACCTTGCTACATATTGAACTGCTTCTATCTTTTCATCATGAGTCAAATGCAAAAAATCTTTTTCATTTAATTTAATAGTTAAAAAACTATCATTATCCATTACACTTACCTTAAAATTTTTAGGTGGTGTAACAGCATGAAATGCTCTTCTCATATCATCTGTATACATTATTTTGATCCAATGTATTCCATTAAAGCAGTACAAGGACAATAAACATCAATATCTGTTTCAAAATGAAAAGTCATTTCAAATATCATTAAAGATGCACATTTTGTACATTTAAAAATATATTTGTCTCTTTTTATTCCATTGTCAATGCTGTCCATGCATCTCCCCAATCTTGTTTTGTTTTATGTTTATTGAATTCTCTTGAAACTTCTCCATTTTCTAAATAGATACCTCCCCAAACTCCCCATTCTTTGCCAGTAATACCAACAGCAAAACATTTATTTCGTATTGGACATTCTTTGCAAATATTATCTACGCCATGTCGTAATGATGGTTCATCTTCATACTTTTCAAAAAATAGATTAGTATCAAGACCAAGACATGAAGCCTCATCTTTCCAGATGTATCTCTTCATGATCTAGCCAACTAACTTGTTTGGTATACTCCATCCGTCACGAGAAGGTGAAAATACCTTTTTTAGGTACCATGAACCATTTACATAAGATCCATTACTCTTGAACATTGCATCTTTTGACTTTACAAGTTCAACTACATTCCAACCATCCCAAGACAATGAGTTATTTGACGCAACAATCTTTTCCATTTGATGCAAATCTTTTATAATCATTTCTTTCCCTCTTCTAGTAGCACAAAGCCAGTCTCTCTATCATAGAGTTTCCAGTCCATTGCAACAATGCCCATATGCTTATCAATATAATCTAAGACAAACTCATGATCTAAAGATGAACATGTATATAAATCAAATTGAAGCATTCCAGGATCTTTTTCATCCCAAATATGAAAAGCAATGTGTGAAGTTTCAATCATTACTGTTGCAGTCAAGCCACGATTGCCATCTTTTGTTACATATGATGCATATGGTCCTTGAATAATTTGCATATTAATTTTTCGTACTAAATTCCCAAGGAAATTAATTCCTTCAGAAGCACTCATTAAAGGCTTGCTTACTTTTGCATTTACCAATAAGTGTTTGTGTTCTATCTTTTTTGTCATATCTCTCCTAGTATCTGAATATTCCAACTTCAACATTATTTAATTGTGCAGCACCAACAACCTTAGATACAGGCTCGTTTGGTTTGCTAAAAAACGCAAAGTAGTTAAATGAATCTATATTTTCGGTTAACCACAAAGGTGGAACCTTATAGAACTTAATCTTTTTACCACGAGATTTAAAACCTCGTTCAGATAAGTTACAAAATTCTGAAACATATGAATTAATTCTTGCAGGACCAGCAGAATAAACATAAAACTCTGTATCTTCTACAGGCATGCCAGATAAGGCTACGCCCATTGCTCTTAGAAAGACACTGTAATCACTAAAATTACTAGTACCTTGTACCCCTACGATCATTTTAATTCCTTTGTTTTAGTTTGTCTAATATGATAAGAAGTTTATCAAGTTCTTGTCTTGACATTTCAGTTGTATCTATCTCTTTTCCAAGAGAAGGATGAAACTGACCATCTTCTATTTGTGCCCAATAAAATTTATTATCTTTAACCCAATACGATTTACCATCAGGTGCAGTAATAATTCTTACCAGTTTTTCTTGCATATTTAGTTGTGACTGCGAAGGCTTTCTGTTTTTAAATTCAGCATTAGTTGGCATAGTATTTTTTACTAAACCATATATAGTGCTTTGACTA